TCGAACATACTCGATGGCTGGATGGTTCAGGCTGAGAACTTTGTCGTCATTCAAGACGGTCAGAGCGCACCGCTGATCTTCAACGGATCAAACTTGCGCCGCGCAACCACCGACGAAATCAAGTGCGGAAGAGTAATGGCCTACGTCAACGGACGTATCTGGTACGCGCTTCCGAATGGGTTTTCATTCAGAGCAACGGACATTGTTTATGGAGATGGCACGCGAGCCAGTGTTCTCAAAGAAACCGAGAACACCTTCCTCAACGAAGGCGGAGACTTTGCGGTTCCGTCGGATTCAGGAGGAATCACTGCAATGGCCGTCCCCGGCGATCCAGATACGTCGCTTGGGCAAGGTCCGCTCCTAGTTTTTACTCCTCGATACGTCTTCTCGGTTCAAGCTCCTGTTGATCGTGATACATGGAAGAACCTGAGCTATCCGATTCAGGCCATCAGCTTGCTAACCAGCGGTGCGCTTGGTGCTAGGTCGGCCATTACTGTCAACGGCGACGTGTTCTACCGAGCAGTCGATGGTGTCCGCTCGTTCATCATCGCTCGTCGCTCGTTCACTGATCCGGGGAATACACCGATCAGTGGCGAGATTCTGAACATCGCTGAAAACGATCAAACCAGTCTTCTGTGGTCTGGATCTGCGGTCGTGTTCGACAATCGATTGCTGATGACCGCACAGCCTCGGTATAATGCCGAAGGTGTTATCCACAAGGCGCTGATGGTTTTGGATTTCGACCTGATTACGTCGATGCGGAAAAAGTTTCCTCCCGCGTGGGCAGGAATCTGGACTGGACTCGATGTGTTGCAGGTTTTGAAGACGGAGAGCGTTTACGGCGACAGATGCTTTTCGATTGCTCGCGGCGAAAACGGGACGATTCAGATTTGGGAAATCAGCAAGGGCGACAAGTTCGACAACAACATTGCTGACGGAAAGAAGGAGATTCAGTGGCTGGTTCATACTCGCGCCTACAACTTCGAGATTCCGTTTGGATTGAAGCGGCTTGATTCGGGCGACATCTTCATCGATTCGTTGGACGGAGACGCTTCTTTCAATGTCGAGTATCGACCCGACCAGTACCCCGGATGGATTGAGTGGGCCGACTGGGCCGAATGCGCGACAACTTTGCAGTGCCAACCTGCTTGTCCGCTGGTCAATTTCCAGCCGCAGTACAGGCCGAAGATGCGCTTGCCGACTCCTTCGGATATTCCGTGCAATTCGAGCATCAGCACACCGACTCGAAACATGTACGAGGTTCAAATGAGCCTGACAGTTACGGGATATTGCCGCATCAAGAGCATCCGAGTTCACGCTTACGACGTTCAGGAACCTGCGGTGGGCGAGTGCCTTGTTTTCGAAGGATGCAAGACTCTTGATGCTTGCGACGTAAACCCGTTTACCTACACATCGGAATAGTATGTCAAACCTAACCTTAATCACGCTTACACCTCCAAGTCTTCCGGTGAGTTATTGTCCGTTGAACTACCAGAACTTGGCCAACGATATCATCGGAGGCACGCAAGCCGTTTTCAACAGCACGGTTGGAAACTCGTTCTTTAATTTTGGACCGACGGTTCCGTCGATCAACAATCGGATTTATCCGTGGCTTGATGAAACTGGACAGTGGTGGATTTACGCTCAAGGAGTCTGGCTCTATAAAAATCCGGTTGCAGCGAATGGATATGATCGTCGCATCTTTGTTGGAACGACTACCGATCTTCTCTCGTACGACGGCGGTGATGGAACTGCTGTGGCAGGAGACACGTCAGGCCCGATGTGGATGGTTGATACCTTGTTTGATGCTCGATTCCCGGTCGGTGTCGGCGCTTTTGCGGCGAGTGGTGCGGTTGCTGTCAATGGAACCGCAACTGCCACATCAATTGTCGGCGAGGACAAGCACACGCTAACGGTTCCGGAGACTCCGTTCAACGAACACACTCACGGTGTCGCTCAGTTGATTGCTCCCGCAAACGACGATTATTACCTCGTCAACAAGTCTTGGAGTGGACTCGGTTCGTACCCCACGCAGATCCTTCAAGGTGCTGCTGGAAGCGGTGGCGGCGGAAGCGGACCAAACATCACTACTGGTGACATTGGAACCACCAATGCCGACAAGACTGGCAACGATACCCAGAACGCTGTCGGCCACAACAACCTTCCTCCGTTCTACGGCGTTTACTTCATCAAGCGAACGAACCGAATCTATTACACCAAATGAAGCTAATCGTTCAGGACATTCGCTCGACAATCGCCCGTGTAGTCGGCGTCTGCGTCGATGACCCTCGCGTTTACGACTACATCAATCAGGCGTGCCGAAGGCTTCTGCATAAGGGGTTGTGGGCAGGCGCGTACGGACGCTTCACCATCCACACGGTTGGAGGGTGCATCACTTGGCCGCGTCACATTGAAACCATTGAGTCCGTCGCTGATTGCTGCGGCGTTGGAACGGTTCGCAATCAATGGTTCGAGTTTCAGGAAAGCGGATACGGATTGCTCGGAGAGAACAATGGCGGGTGCGTCGGCAAGCAGCTTGTGGATCGTGGCACCGTCGTTTCTTACCGCGACATGTCCGGCGAGACGAATAGCTTCATCCGAGTCTATCCCGGTGACGCTTCTGACGTTGGCAAGACCATCACCCTGCAAGGTGTCGATCAGAACGGGCAATGGATTCGCACGCTGTCTGGCGGCGTGTGGATCGACGGCGAGAAGCTAACCCTCGCGTTGCCGTACGTTCAATCGACCAAGAAGTTCATATCGCTGACCGGCGTCATTCGTCAGGCAACAAACACGTCGAGCCGGTTGTACGAGTACAATGCGACGACCTTGCTGGAACTTGATCTGGCAGTTTACGACCCTGATGAAACTTTGCCGCAGTACCGTCGCAGTTACCTGACGGATCGTTGTAACAACGACGAGGATAAGCCGGTGACGGTCATGGCGAAGATGCGCCATATCAACGCGACGAGCGTCAATGACTACCTCATTCCGCCTTCTCCAGATGCCATCAAGCTGATGGTCATGGCGATTCGCAAGGAAGAGAACGATTTGATTCAGGAAGCAGTGGCCTACGAAGCCAAGGCTGTTCAGGCTGTGCAAGAGCAGACCATGCAGTACCTAGGCGACGCAGTTGCTACGATCCGTATGGTCGGTGTCGGACTAAACGGCGGTGGATTCTCCCAATGGTTCTAAAACTCAACATCGACTTTGCGCTGGAAGAGGTGACTCCTGAGAAACTGGAGTTGCTTCAGGCTGTATTTGACGCACACGACATGGCGGCTCGGAACAATCAGAACGCCAGTTCCGGCGCTGCGGTAAACGCTTTCTTTGGTAGCGCGCAGCTAACCAACGCAATTGCTTCCGCTATCCTCACGCTTGGCGATGCTCATGGTCCGATTGGTCCTGCTCGATTCGTTTACGAGAAATTCGACGAGCGATCTTTGAAGTCGGCCATATTGTCTGGCATGAAGATTCCCGGTTTCGGGAACTCGTTCTTCAAGGACAGCATCGACCCAGCATGGAGTCGGGTGCGCGAGATTATTGAGGTGGACTTCAAGAAGGCGAACGACCGCATCAAACAGCTTCACGGCTGGATGAAAGAAGTCGGAAAAGACGTTCACCCGAATGCGGCTCTTTACAGCGCAGTGATTTGCAACGAATTAGGAATGATTCACGGTTCAGAGTCGGCCATCTTCGTGTTAGCTCGAACAGCGGCTTGGACATCTTTGTGCATGAAAAATGAACGGTAAACTCTTTCAAATCTGCGGGTTGCCACGATTCGGATCGGCATTCATGTCGGTCCTTTTCTCGTTGGAAGGCGATTGCATTGGCCTACATGAGCAGGGTGCGACTGACTCAAATTGGCGGAAGTCGATTGAAGATTACCGGAACCGTTACAAGTACGTCGCTGATTGCTCGACCTACGGATATCTTCCGAAGGCTATCGTGCATGACTCGGTCAAGGTGTACGTCAAGAAGGACGCGGAATCGTCGGCCAAAGAATGCACCGAGCGATTCGGCTACGAGGTTCATTTGCCTTCGGTTCAGATGCTTCGCGAGTACGCCGACAAATGGGCGTCGTCACATAGCGTGATGACAATCGAAGAGGGAGAACTTTTTAAGGTGGATACTTTGCGTCGGATATGGGTTCATTGCTTTCATAACGAGCGAGCTTTTCCTGAGGAAAAGGCCGTTCGACTTGTTACCATGAACATCCAACGTCACGAACCTGAAAAGGTGTTCTCGATTGAGAACGGCAACCGTCTTGTGAAGGAGGTTTTTTAATTTATGGGAGCTATTCTAGGTGGTGCAGCAATCCTTGGTGGAACGAGTTTGCTTGGCGGACTGCTGAGTAAAGGCAGCAAGCCAAAGGTTCCGGCGTTCAAGCCGATTGATTTTGCGGCAGAACAGAAGCAGGCGATCCAGCAGAATATCGCATCGCTTGAGCCTGCGACTGAATTGGCTACCAAGACGACTGCTGCCGAGCAGTCACAGCTTGAAGCGCAGCTTCGTCGTGCGATTCCCGGTTACGATCAGTTGATTCAACAAGCTGGAAAGAATATCGGATCAGCTTTGCGTGGCGAGGTTTCTCAAGATGTTGCTTCTCAACTCCAACGATCTTCTGCTGGACGTGCGCTTAGCGGAGGGTATGGCGCTGGTTCGGGCGTTGGCAGAAATTTGGCCGCTCGCGACTTTGGGCTGACATCAATGCAGATCCAGAATCAGGGGCTTGCTCAAGCTCAGAACTTCATCCAGCAGCAGCGGACGTTTGGAATGGCGCAGCCGTTCTCGATCAGCAGCATGTTCATCACTCCCGGTCAGCGCATTGGAGCGATGCAGCAGCAGCAAACTGCCCAGTACAATCGCGACATGACCGCCGCTCAAGTGGCCGCAATGCCAGATCCTACGATGGCTGCGTTTGGAAGCGCGATTTCTTCTGCCGGTGGATTTGCTGGTGGCGCTTACACACAGCGTGGAATGATGCAGCAGATGCCAAATTTGTACGCCACGACTCCCGGCGGTTCACCAAGCGTAAACAGTACCACAATCGATTACAGCACAGGTGAAACGGGATATCCGAACCCGATGTCGCCTTTCGCCACTTACGCAGTGCCTCCGTCAACTTTCTATCAGGGAAGAATAGGTTAATCTTATGGCCGACGAAACTCTTAAAGCATTTGAGCTAGGCGCAAGCCTCTACGACCGCGCACAGACGCAGAAGCGGATGATGGAGCAGTTGCAGGTGCAGACGGCGGAGTCACTGCTCCAGCGGCAGGGCATGGAGCTTCAGAATAAGATTCGCGATAATGAACTCGCCAATGGAATTTCTGAACGGGCAAAGTTTTCCGCCGATCTTCCAAAGATTCAGGCTTGGCAGTCAGCATATGTTCAATGGAATGCAAAAGGCGATCCGACCGCTGCGTTTCCGCCTCCTCCTTCTGATCTTCAAAGCGCGACTGGACTTAAGATGCTCGGTGACATGAGCGGTCCAGTTATCCAGTCGTTGCCGATGGCGCAGAATCGATTTATTTATGAAAAAGCACTCACCAGCGAAACAGCAGCATTAAATAAAGAAATTGATTTTCTTTCTGAAAATGGAAAAAGCGATATAGTTTTACAGTATAACGCAGGAATTGATCCAGAAACTCGCAAAATAAATCCTGAATTTAGGAAAGCAATTTTTGCTGCTGCTGCGCCACTTAGGGAAAAACAAGCTAGATTAAAAGAACTTTCAACAACCGCTCTTACCGGACAAAGAAACACAAGAGAGGGATTAAAATCTCAGCTTGATTCTGGGGCGATTACTCCAGAGGAATACAGCAATCTTCTTCCTACTGCTAGAACCGAAGGTGGTGTTGTAGAACAGCGAACTCAAAAGAATATACAAGATCTAGTTGATGAGGGTATTCTTGATCCAAACAACAAGGTTGATGTAGCTAATGCTAGTAGAGCAATTAGATCAAACCTTAAGACTCCAACAAAGATAATTAATTCAGTCACGGCTTCTGATAGCGCAACCAATCAATTGGACAATGCGCTTCAAAAAATACAAGCATTCAACGCAAAATATGGAGCAAACGCTTTTGACCAATATGTTGGACCTGTAGATGAGCCGTTTTTTAGAGCTGAAGGAAAATTCAAAGGGTTGACATCCGCAGAAAAACAAACAGCCAGAACAATTCAACAGCAGATTGCACAAGTTGTTCAAGATTATCGCAGGGGAGTTTTTGGTCAAACGCTAAATCCAAATGAACAAAAAGATATGGATTCAGTTGTTGGAACAGCAAGAGGAAACGATTACGTCGTTTTGATTGGAGGATTTAACGACAATTTGAAGAGCGGTTTGAAGCGAACAATTTCAAACTACAAATTCAACGCTGACATTCCGATTGATATCAAGAGGACTCACGCTCCTGAGATTTTTGTTTCAGGTCAACAGCAGCAATCGGCTCCTGCTGCTCCAGTAACTAACGGTCAGCCTGTCGGTACTGATTTCCGCTCAAAATACAATTATTAAAAAACATGCCACTCAACGAACAGGATCGACTGAAGCTGGACGGCATTGTTTCTCAAATGGAATCTAACGGCGAAAAGCCGGAGAACATCCAATTTGTAGTCAACGATTTCAAGTCAAAGTATGAACGTGGTGCTGCTCCAGCCACCATCGCTGAAATGCGTCGGCGTGAGGAGCAGGGTATGGTTTCTGCGCTTCCTGAAGCTCAAGCTGCTGTTGTCGGATCAACAACTCAGTTGAATCAGGCTGTAAAGCAGTCAGCCACTGTTGGAGACATGCGCCGACGTGAAGAGCAGGGTCTTGTTTCTGCGCTTAATCCAGAGCAGATTAAGCAGGCTACGATGAGTGATGCGGCTCGCATGGGTCAAGCAATGCAGGAGGAGGAAGCTCGCCTTGCTGCTTCTGGCGCGCCATCGATGTTTGATGAAACTGCACCTACTAGGGAAGAGGTTTCACAAGGTGTGAGGTATGGCACTGGCCCTCTTCTTCAAACAATGGGCGTCCCATTTCCTGTTGGTCAGGCTATCGGAGAAACCGGATATCAGTTGATGTCTGGAGAAACTAGTCCAAGAAAGATTGCAGCAGCAGCGGCAAAAGAAGCGGTTACATCTTTAGGTGGTGGGGCTGCAAAAATTCTTCCGGGGCCGATTAGAAGAGGTCTTTTTGAAACTGGACAAACACTTCTTAGTGCTGCCGCTAAGGTTCCTATTCAGGGAGCGATGCGCGGCATTGCTGGCGAGGCAACAAGAACTGCTGTTTCTGGAGACGAATGGAAGTTTGATAACTTTCTTGAGGCAGCAAGAGATTACGCTGTCGGTGAAACCGCTGGAAGTCTTGGCGGCAACTTGATCGGCGCTGGATATCGCAA